GCACAACTACTCTTTATGGACTTGTTGAAAGAAAGAGCAGAAACTGGTCGTGTTTATATTATGAATATCGACCATTGTAATACTCATTCATCTTTTAAAGATAAAGTTTATATGTCAAATTTATGTCAAGAGATTACACTACCAACAAAACCTATACAACATATTGATGATGCTGAGGGCGAAATTGCGTTGTGTATTCTATCTGCTGTCAATCTAGGATTGATTAGAGATAAAGAAGATTTGGAAGAACTATGTGATTTGTCAGTAAGGGCATTAGATGAAATTATAGATTATCAAGAATATCCTGTCGAGGCTGCAAGAATATCTACTGAATCAAGGCGTTCATTGGGTGTTGGTTTTATTGGACTTGCTCACTATCTTGCCAAGAACCATGTTAAGTATGACGATAAAGAAGCGATTACATTAGTTGATGAAGTTACAGAAGCATTTCAGTACTATCTGTTGAAGGCAAGTAACACTTTGGCAGAAGAAAAAGGAAAATGCGAATACTTTGATAAGACAAAATATTCAGATGGCATACTTCCGATTGACACATACAAGAAAGATTTAGACAAGATTGTTAAAAGAAAGTTAAGTTATGATTGGAAGTCATTAAGAAAAGATATACAAGAACACGGACTACGACATAGTACACTTTCAGCACAAATGCCGTCAGAATCAAGTTCTGTTGTGTCTAATGCGACAAACGGCATTGAACCTCCGAGAGATTATCTTTCTATTAAGAAAAGTAAAAAGGGAACACTTAAACAAATAGTTCCAGATTATTATAGATTAAAGAATTTCTACACATTGTTGTGGGATATGCCTAGCAATGAGGGCTATATTAATATCATTGCAACTATGCAGAAATATTTTGACCAGTCAATAAGTGGCAACTGGAGTTATAATCCAGAAAACTATGCAGACAGAGAAGTTCCTTTGTCGATTATGGCAAACGACTTATTGACTACATATAAGTTAGGGTGGAAAACATCATATTATCAGAACACATATGATGCCAAACAAGATATAGATGAACCTGTTCATACTATCGGTTGGCGTGATAATGTAAAAGAAGAACCTTTAATGGAGATAGTAGAAGATGACCAAGAAGAATGTGAGGCCTGTGCAATCTAAAAACACCTACGGCCTTGTTAGAATGGATAGAACCGCTAAGATGTATCAAGAGTTACAAAAGAAAGAAAAAGAAACACCCCCACGACCACTATGGAAAAGGGATTACGCTAAATAAAAGTTTTAAAATGTGATTGGAGAAAATAATGAGTTATATTGAACCTGCTATAAAATTAAATTTTGATGATGTTTTATTAAAACCAAAACGAAGCACACTAACAAGTCGTGCAAGTGTGGATTTGAATAGAAATATATCTTTCCGATATTCTCCTAAAACATTTGCCGGTGTTCCTATAATGGCGTCCAATATGGACGGCGTTGGCACTTTTGAAATGGCAAAAGTATTACAGAAATTTGATTGTTTGACAGTCATTAAAAAACATTATACTTTAAAAGAATGGGAAGATGCAATTGGTAATGGAGTAAGTTTAACTCATATTGCAGTATGCACAGGGTCAAATATGATTCACGACCCTAACGCAGAAGATTACCACAATATGAAAAAGATTTTAGAGAGATGGCCTGATATTGATTATATTTGTATTGATGTTGCGAATGGTTATCAAGAGGCATTTTCTAGTTTTGTTGCAAAAGTAAGAAAAGAATATCCAGACAAGGTCATTATTGCAGGTAATGTTATCACACCTGAAATGACAGAACAACTCATTATAAGAGGTGCAGATATAGTTAAGTGTGGTATTGGACCAGGTTCGGTTTGTACAACACGAACTATGACAGGAGTTGGTTACCCACAAATATCAGGAATAATGGAGTGCGCTGATGCGGCTCACGGATTGGGCGGTTCTGTTATTGCAGATGGTGGTTGCAGAACTCCAGGAGATGTTTCAAAGGCATTTGCCGCTGGCGCTGATTTTGTTATGTTGGGCGGTATGCTTGCTGGACATAAAGAATCTGAACTAGAATTAGTAAATGGATCCTATGAATTTTATGGTATGTCCTCTGACCGTGCAATGGAAGAACACGGTGTCAGAAAAGACGGATATAAAGGTGCAGAAGGAAAAGTAGTTTATTTGCCTGACAGAGGTCCAGTTGAACACACAATAGAAGAAATCTTGGGCGGAGTCCGTTCTACTTGTACATATATAGGTGCAGACAAAATAAAATACTTGCCCAAGTGTGCTACATTTATACAAACAAGACAAATAATTAATACAGTTTTTAATCAATATGAGTAAACTATCAGACAACGCAAAGAATAAATCGTGGAAATACAGGGAGTTTTGGAATTCATTGCCAGATATGGTTAGTAGTGAAGATTACAAAACAGACCATTATGATTTATTTAAGAAACTTAACCCATATAAGAAAGTAAAGGACAAAGATTATGAGTAAAACAATGATACCCCATGTTAAATTAAAAAGAGATGCTAATAAAAATGTTATCTCTAAGAAAAGGTTTAGTCACGGAACTTTCCGTTGTAAAAGACACCCAAACAGCAAGAGATGCCAAAATAATGCCTAAAGTATTCAACACAAAAGAAGTCGATTGGACTAAACAGCCTATGTTTTTTGGTTCAGAACCAAATGTCCAACGATTTGACCAACAAAAATATCCCATATTTGAGAAGTTAACTCAACAACAGTTGGGATTCTTTTGGCGTCCAGAAGAAGTGTCGTTGCAGAAAGATAGAAATGATTATCATTTATTATCAGAAGAACAGAAACACATCTTTACTGCTAATCTAAAATATCAGACATTATTAGATAGTGTTCAAGGTCGTGGTCCTTGTCTGGCACTTTTACCACATTGCAGTTTGCCTGAATTAGAGTCTTTGATAGTTGCGTGGGATTTTATGGAAACAATTCATAGTAGGTCTTATACTTACATAATGAAAAATGTTTATCCAAACCCAACTAAGATTTTAGACACTATCGTTCAGACACCAGAAATTGTGGCAAGAGCAAAAACTGTAACACGCTCATATGACAGTCTTATAAATAACACACATCATTTTCATGGCACTCATAAATGGATAAGAGAGGAGAGAACCTACCCTTCGGGGCGAAAATATTATCCTCTAACGCCTGATGTAGAGTGGTATAAAAATTGCATGAAAGATTTGAAGAAAGATTTATATTTAACTTTAATCAACATCAATATACTGGAAGGCATTAGATTTTATGTTTCATTCGCTTGTTCGTTTGCGTTTGGTGAATTGAAATTGATGGAAGGTAGTGCAAAGATTATATCTCTTATTGCGAGAGATGAAAACCTACATCTTGCAATAACGCAGAACATTATAAACAACTATCGTAACAAAGAGAACGACAAAGAGATGTTGCAGATTATGAAAGATTGTGAACAAGAAGTTTATGATATGTATGACGCTGCCGTTCAACAAGAAAAAGATTGGGCAGAGTATCTCTTTAAAGATGGTTCAATGATTGGTTTGAACGCTACTTTATTGAATCAGTATGTGGAATTCATGGCTAATAGGAGAATGAGGGCGATAGGTTTAACTCCAAAATATGACCAACCAATGAGAAACAATCCACTCCCATGGACAGAACATTGGTTAAATAGTCGTGGGTTACAAAACGCACCACAAGAAACAGAGATAGAAAGTTATGTTGTGGGCAGTATCAAACAAGATGTTGAATCAACAAGTTTCGAGGGATTTAAATTATGAGTGTAAGACCAAAGTCAGTATGTGAGCATTGTTCTGCAACTTATATTATTATACACGAACTGCCAGAAGATATGTATACAGAACAGTATTGTCCATTTTGTGGCGAAGAACATGAGGACATTGAAGAAGATGTGTTATTAAATGAAGATTGGGATTGATTATAGTTTAAGCTCACCTGGCGTATGTGTTAATTCAAGTGAAGATGAATTTCAATATGAAGATTGTAAATTCTATTACCTAACCAACACAAAGAAATACGAAGGCACTTTTAAAGAAAAGATTGCGTTTGGAACAAGCGCTGTTGAGTATATTGGTACGCCACACAGACCATATAATAGCGAACCCGAAAGATATAATAACATTGCGAATTGGGTGATTGATATAATTAAATCCCAACCTCAACTGATGATTGGCAAGCTTTGGGAGAAACAACCAATAATTCAAATAGAAGATTATTCATTCGGTTCCACGGGAAGAGTATTTCATATCGCAGAAAATCTAGGGTTATTAAAATATAAATTAAAAATTGAGTGTGGTTGGGATTATACTTTGATTGCACCTTCTGTTATTAAGAAGTTTGCGACAGACAAAGGTAATGCAAATAAAGAGATGATGCTTCACGCATTTCGAGAGGATACTGGAGTTAATCTCGAAGAATTATTTGAGTCGAGTGTAAAATCACCAATTTCAGATGTAGTGGATGCGTATTTTATCTGCAAATATCAAGAAAAATAGAGTCAAGTTTTTTATTTTTCTAAATATAAGCAGATACAACCTAAAAAGTGCGTATCTAATCCGAAATTTGATTTGATATCTCAAGCTTCATAAACTCAAGGCGTGGAAAATGACAAAACTAAAATTATTCTATACTAAAATCCTCTCATTCTTTAAAAAGAACGCAGCTTCATCTCAAAGCAGCGATGATGATGATATTTGGTTCAGAATACCGTTATAATTCACGCCTAAGAGTATCTTATTTTCAAAAAAATATACAATTATCTTAATTTTTACGGGTTATTCCTGGAATAACGCTTGACTTCCTTCCAGAAATCGAGTATAATATACATTAAGGAACAAATTAGGAGATAACATGAAAAAACTAATCGCTATATTCGTAGCGTCTATTATTTCAACAGCAACACTAGCAAATTCATATCCAGTTCATAATGCTGTTGTGGTTGACCATTATAAAACTGTTATTAAACAGTCGCCCTATGAAGTCGAAGTTTGCAAACAGGTACATCAAGGAACAGGTGATGGAAGTGCTACAAACGAAATAATTGGTGCAATCTTTGGTGGTGCAATCGGTAACCAGTTTGGTGAAGGTGATGGTAAAGATGCAATGACTTTAGCAGGAATGTTTTTAGGTGCCTCTTTGGCGCATGATGAAGAACTTGCTCAAGGACCTGGAGTAATTACTACCAAGTGCTATATTGAAACAAGATATGAAGAAGCTGTACACAGTCAAGTCTACAGCCATTCAACACTAACATTTAAAATCAAGGGCAAAAAGTACAGAGTTGATTTTATAAAATAATGAAAGATTATGACAGTAACAGTTTACAGTAAACCTGCTTGTCAGTATTGTGGTAAGGCAAAAGCTTTATTAACTAGCCTTGGATATGAATATACTGAAAAAGTGGTTACTAAGGACATTTCTTTAGAGGAATTCTTTAAAGAGATAGGTAAGACCGTAAGAACAATACCACAAATTATGATTGATGATGAGCATATTGGTGGTTATAATGAACTTATGGAGTTTTTTGCAGACCAAGGTAAGATTAATTACAAAGGCGACCTTATATAATGGAAGAAAAACTTAGTGGGAGAGTTTTTAAAAAGATAACACCAAGATTTGATATTACTTGGTATCTTAAATGGCTTTCAAGTATTTTTATTCTATGTGGTATGGCGCTAATTAGTGCCGGAGTCTATCCCCTATTACAACTAACAATCTCACTAATCGGTGTTACTGGTTGGGGTGTGGTTGGTATGATATGGCACGACAGGGCATTAATTTTTATTAATAGTGTAGCAGTTTTTATCTATACAACTGGTATACTGAAACTTCTTATAACAAGTGAGGTAATATAATATGATGACAGAAGAAGAAAAGCAAGAAAAAATAAACAAACGGATGGCGGCTCTCCGTGCAAAAAGAAAACCACCAAAACTAGCAAATGTACA